TTAATCCACAAATAGATCCGGCAAATTGTATTTCACCAAATCCATATCATCGCAGACACCTCTGTTTCCGCAAGTCTCTATGCTCCTTTTAAGTTTCAACTCCGGCTCCGGATTTGCTACATACTCCGGATGTTTCAAAATATATATTGCAGATTCTCTGGTGAATCCATGTCGTTGTACACTAATAACTTGCTTATTTGTCGATCCGTATTCAACAAATTCATACCAATCATTTTCAACCTGATCCACTTCTTTAATCTCTTTATATGCTTTTGACACTTTCAAAAAAATAATTTGAGAGTCGAAACAGTATTACATCATCTATCACTGATAGAACCTCAGAAATTACTATATTTCTGTGTTCACGCGAATCATTATAATCAATATACGTTCTGTCTACATATAGAGCATCTTTAGGATGGTTTCGCTTATGTTGCAATGCCTGATTCATAATCTGACTTAGGCCATATCCTTGCACCCACTGACCAAGAATGACTGCATACCAGCTTAGCTTTCCATGTTTGTGTGAATATTTACCTACATGCCCTAACGTATCTGACTCGTATACTTCCCACTTAAATATCTTACATAACCGCTCGAGGAAAGCCATCAATTCATCACGATCATATTTTCCGTCAGCGTCAATTTCAGGAAATTCCAGTCCGTTAAATGCTATTGCTTGATATAATGATTCCGATTGATCAACAGATACCGTTATATCGTCATCCTGTTGAAATTCTTGATTAGAGAATGCAGCTCGAATCTGTTCTTCTTCTCCTGGCTTCATCAAAGCGGTAAATTCACGGCGTACATTACTGTTACGATTCTTCATGATATCGTTCAAAAGAATGATCGCAAATTTTCTCATCATATCATAAGAATCGGCGCTCTGCTTTTCAGGGTATTTTGTTAGTTCAACTGTACCTAAGAGTAATGTCTCAATAACATGCTTTTTCTGCGGCTTTGTGAGCTGCTTTTCCACAGAAAGTGTTTGCTCTGGTATTTTCTCCCTCAGCAAACTCACATATTTTTCATTTGCTTTTTCGTTTGATGCAACTAAAAATACATTCCCATATAAACTATAGTCTAATCTCCCTACACGGCCGATCAAATTTCTAAAGTCAACGGGTTTCATATTCTTTAAGCCGTTTCTAAAATCTGTAACAAACAAATTATCGGCTGGCAAATTGACGCCCTCAACAAGTGTACTGGTGCAAAATAAGGCTGTAATATTTCCGCTTTTAAACAGGTTCTCTATCCGCTGCCGAATCGATGAAGGTAAATATCCAATGTGATATGCCACGCCTTTTTTGACAAGCTCAGCCAGATAGTAGTCACCATGAACTTCATTGCAGATATCTTTTGATAATTCCATAAGAAGCTTGTTATCTGTTTGTTCCACTCTGTTTGCAGCAAAATCTCTTGCAGCTGTTACAGTCTTCCTTGTGGACGGAAAATATACAATCGACTGGGTCTGATTCCCATCGTTGTCACGTTCAAAACGAAGAAGTACATCCGTCAAGTCAGCATCCGGCAACGCTACCGAAGTTATAGAAATAGGTTCTTCAGCATGTTCATCATAAACACTCACTTCGCTACTTTCGAGATCAATCAGGAATTTTATTTGCGTAACCGGTGAAAGTGAAGTAGTAAGATGTTGTTTCTTTAATGACTCAGCATCTAGTTCACCTATTAGTTTCAAATAGATTTCCGGATTAGGAACATTTGGCGATGCAAATACTACATGGGTATTAGGTGAATTTTCTGCAAGCATCTGCACTACCTGATAATAGAATGGACTTCTATTGTCATCACTTGATACCTTATGAGCTTCGTCAATAAACAAATAGTCTATATGTAGCTTCTTCTCATTTATAAGCAAATAAAGGAGACGTTCTGGCGTCATTATCAAAATATAATTGCGACACTCCTCAGGCAATTTCGGTTCCACTTGAAGTGCCGCATCACCAGCAGCGGTGACAATGTGGTATCCATACTTTTTTAAATTCGTACCTAGGTCTTCAGTAACTTTTATGCGCACTTCATTGATAAGTGCTTTTGTTGGAACAATAAGTGCAAAGTTATTTTTCTTACCTTCTAAAATCTGCTGCTTCATGAAAATACGCATGATAAAGGACTTTCCAGTTGATGTTGGTGCTGAAAAGCTATAATATCTGTCGGTGATATGATCATAAATTTTTCGTTGAGCTGTCATGAAAGCGTTGTCTGGGTCGGCAGGAATAGATAGCAGTTCACGCTTGAACCTCGAAAAAATCCTTTCTCGTACATCTACCCCTTCAAAAGTTGAATTCAGAAGTTTCTTCCCACGATAATTATTAATCGTACTCAACACTGAACCTGTAACATAAGATACTCGTCTGTCCTCCGGATATAACTCAGACAGCATTGTTACAATTTCCTGTGCCCATTCCTTCTGAGAATCTGATAGTGCGGGATGATTTGATTTTGAAAGAAGGTCTGCAAAAGAAAGCGCGTCCGCGAGAGAAAAAACCTTCATTCTGCTTTTATCAAAGTTAAATAACCGAATAGCATAGTTAAAAAGAATATCATGGTACAATGTCCTCAAATATTGATTTTCATTCAATTTGGTGAAATAGCTATACCCAAAATTTTTCTCATCAGGCATCATTTTCACCTTCTCTCATGACATTCTTCATAATTGATTTTTTGTCATCCTCGGCATCATCGAATGGAAGAATATAAACATAAAACGATCTGTTGGTAAGACCAAGCTCTGCAATTTTTTCTTTAATTTGTGGCAATGCATTAGAAACACCAGCGGTAATCTTCTTATCAGCAAGATCCCGATATTCCTGACTGCTATATTTATTGGGATCTAATCCAAGGGTATAACCAAGAAACAAACCGTATGCTGTATCGCGACAGACTGTTTTATCAGGTCTGGGTGTTATTATTTCATTTAGCTGCTGCGCGACCGGGTCTTTCTCAGGAAGTTCAAAGACTGTACTATCAACAATATGTATCTCCGTAGAAGCATGTTTTTCGATCTGTTGGACACGTTCAAAAGCCTTGTCGATAGCTATTCCAAGATCGCCAATCACACTTGATGCTCCGAACACCATTTCGTATGATAAGGTATGTTCATCACCACCAAGGCTAAGCAAGTGCATCCCATCGCTTACGCTTTCATCAGACCTTACCGATACATTCAACTCAACCTTGCTGTAAATCTTTGGAGCTCCGAGAACTGATTCCAGAAAAGCATATAGCAGGATTTCTCCGACTTCATTTCCTGTACCTCTTTCATCAGCATGTCCGCTCTTACGCATAAGATCAAGCGCTTCCATACCAACGCTGAATACATTTCCTTCCAGTTCAAATTGTTCAATCTGTGAACGCGAAAATACATACTGGCCAACGTTCCATTCAAGAAATTCCTGCAAAGAAGTTTTTGAAAATCTGTTACTAATAACTTCTTTCATTCGGAAGAGACGCAACTGTTCGTTAGCATGCTGCCCTAAAGTCTCCAAATAGGGGACTTCAACAAACACATCATTAAATTTCTTATCATTAATTGACTTTTGCAGCATGTGATCACTCTCCTCAAAAAAATGCTTCAATTATTATTTCCATATACTTCAGGATTTTCCGCAACCATAGATGCTGGCTTTTGCTTTGCTTCAAAGTCATATTTAATTAGAGTATTTTCCTCCGATACAGGTAATTCTTCTCCATCCGGCGAACTGTATTGTTTGAAATTTTCAGCCTGCTCCATGACTTTTTCAAATACCTCTTCATCCCACTCTGGTGGATACCCATTCTTATAAAGCAAGACAGTTAAATCCATATTCAACTGGTTTTTGATATCCTCACGAGTAGACCAATCTGCATATTGAGATTTATCGTCAATAAGCCCTTTTATCTTTTTGGCAAGAATAATGCATTTTTCATCAGCATATGGGAATCCATGAGCATCACGAACTTTAACAAGAATGTCATAGAAAGCTTTCTCTTCATAAGAGATTCCCATTTTTTCAAATGATCTTTTATCATCATTTAAATCATTCATGATTTTAATAAGCTGATCAGAAAGATCATTAACAAAATCAGATACGACTTCGCTTGTAAATATGAGCTTGTCACGGCTATTGTACGCATCAACAACCTGCCGCAAACGTTCATCAAATTCAACGGCCTTTACCTTGTTAGTTTTACCATAAGCTGAAATCGCCTTACGTAGGAGCTTCAAAAGAGCATTAAACTTGGTAATCGGCAACTTTACTGTTTCCAGTTCTTTCAGAAAATCATCACTGAAGAGATCTACCGACTTATGCTCGTCCACAATATTCTCTATGCCAGTGCAGGTTATAGCCTCACGAACCATATCCTCTACAACATGATTCATAATCTCAGCATCCGGAGCGTCACCCTGTGTTTGCTTGTAAATAATAGAGCGAATGGCAAGATAGAACTGTGCTTTAGATGTCTCCTCATCCGTAAGTTCACCCGAAGGAAAGCATATAATATATGCGCTTTTTAGTCTTCGGGAGAGTCCCATAAAACGAGTCTGAGTATCCTTTTTCATCTGAACAAATTCCGCTGCTTCATTCAAACAATTAAGCCTATCAAGCGGAGAACCATTGTAAAATTTTGACGCATCAAATCCACTAAGTAATTCATCAATAAGAGACAAATGATTTCGGAAAATTGACAATGTAATATTTAGCTCATCAATAGAACTGTCTTGCGGGCTGCCGTACTTCTTTACGGCCTCCAGCATATCGTTTTTAATTCCAATATAATCGACGACGAGACCTCTATCTTTACCGTCAAAGACACGGTTTACACGAGAGATGGTCTGAATCAGAGTATGTTTCTGCAAAGGCTTGTCAATGTACATGACCGCCAGTGATGGGACATCGAATCCAGTAATCCACATATCGACAACAATAGCAATCTTGAAATTTGAATCTGTATTTTTGAACTGTTTGTCCAGCATCTTTCGGTGTTCTTTGGTGCCACACAGGTCATACAGTTCTTTATCATCATTCTGTCCCTGCGTAGCAACAAGATTTATCTTCGGAAGCGCCTCAAGCTTATCAAGCTGTTCCTGCGTTAGTTCGTCTTCATTTTCCGCTTTACGCTTGACTGCCCAATCTGGCCGCAAGGATTCAATCGCCTTTAATACATGGAAAGCAATCTTTCTGTCTGCACAGACTATCATTGCCTTCTGTACAATCTCCGGCTTTTCAGCACAAAGAGATTCATAATGTCCTACAATATCCACTGCCAATTTTTTTATTCTGTCTGGATGACCAAGGATCGCGTTCATTTTGCTCATAGCGCGCTTGCTTTCCTCGATCTGCTCTTCTGTAGATCCTTCCTCAGCACACTGCTCGTAATATTTTTCTATTTCCTTTGCCTGCTCATCCGAGAGAATGACACGAGCAAGGCGCGGTTCATAAGCGATGCGCACGGTGATGCCGTCATCGCTGGATTCTTTCATTGTATAACTGTCAACAACATCTCCAAAAACAGCGATAGTTTCGTCTATTGGCGTTCCGGTGAATCCACAGTATGTTGCATTTGGAAAACTGGTACGTAAATAATGTCCAAAGCCATATGTTGTAAAAACGCCCTTATCCGTCTTTTTAAGCTTTGCTCCAACACCAGTCTGGGTGCGATGAGCCTCATCGGATATGCAGATGATATTGCTGCGGTCAGAAAGGAGACCTGTACTCTCACAAAATTTCTGAATTGTCGTGATATAGACGCCGCCGCTTGGCCGATCATTAAGAGTATCGTGAAGATCCTGACGATTTTCGATGCTGCGAACATCATCTTCATGGAGGTATTTTTTTGCTGTCACGAAAAGTTCTGATGTCTGCGTGTCGAGGTCTTCACGATCAGCAATAATGATAATTGTAGGATTATGAAATGTGTTGTCGTCCCGAAGCGCAATTAACCTTGAAAGGAAAAGCATAGTATATGTTTTTCCACAGCCGGTCGCTCCAAAATAGGTACCACCCTTTCCATCACCTTCAGGGCGCATATGAACTTTGACATTTGCTATCATTTTCATCGCACCAAAATACTGCGGATAGCGACAAACAATAGCTTCGCTTTTTTTACTGTCATCAGGATAAAACACAAAATCCCTGAGCAATTTCAATATACGTTCTTTGGCAAATGCGCCTTCTACTATCGTATAAAGAGAGCTAATTCCATTTGAAACTTTATCTTTATCGTTGGCTTTATTCCATGCATAGTAATACTCATACGGCGTGAAAATACTACCCATACGGTTATTTGCACCATCGCTAATGACAGAAAGGAAGCAATACTTCATTAGCTTTGGAATGTCTCGACAATAACGAATTGTAATTTGCTCCCATGCGTTATGAATAGTCGTATCTTCTTCGGTAGCCGTTTTAAACTCCAAAATTGTAATAGGAATACCATTGATGAAAACGAGAAGGTCTGGGCGACGCAAACGTTTATCTTGCACCGAATACTGATTAACCACCTTGAAAATATTGTTCTCCGGATTTTCAAAATCAATATAATCCACATGAAGAGCAACTTTGGAGAGGTCATCACGTCCAAGATCAAATCCTTCTGTAACAAGACGAAACGAGTCCCTGTTTCCAATATACAGTGGCGTTGAGTTGATAAGACTCAACTTGTTAATGATCTTTTGAATCTCAATTTCACTTAGATCATTGTTGTAATGCGACACTAAAAAAGAGCGCAAATCTTCTGTTAGAAGAACATCTTCGTACCGCCTGTGAATGCTTTCGCCGGGCACATAAGTATAGCCCTGCTGCTGGAACAGTTCAATAATTGCCTGTTCGAGTTCATCCTCTGTAAATTTTCCTTTTTCAAAAATATAATCCACCAGGAACGCCTCCTTCCAATTAGTCTTCAGTGCTATATTCATCAACCAGATAGGCATCAAGAGTTGCGGCCATATTTACAGCAAGATTGGCAAGCGACTTTTGAATGTTTGCTGTATTCATTCCTGAGCCATGCGCTCCTATGTTGTTTCTGATATAGGGAAGTGTCATAAGTACATTCTGTCGGAAGCCCTCGCCGCTGATACTATCTGGCAAATCTAAATGTTCATCACTCACAATTTGCTTTGTAAGCTCTCCCGCATTGCCCTTATCAGCTCCGCAGATGATTTTCATAATACTCTCATAGCTTTTCCCAGCATTCGTAATTGCCTCGGCATAGTCTTCCTTCTCGAGGAACTCCACTGCCTTTATCAACTCATCATAAGCTGACTGAAATACTGGTGCAGAATCCCTTAGCTCATGCAGTTGTTCCAGCGTCTTACGCTTTAAATCCAGTTCGAACTGCTTGGCGTCGATCTTTATCATCACGCCATCGGTAATAATCCATGGCACTTCATTTGCACGAAAAGTCTCGTTAACTTCTTGCCGGAAGGGTTCCTTTTCATTTTCGGACAAGGCATCATACTGGAGCTCTATTAAGTCAAACAAGTATGGCGTAAACATAGAGCCAATAGCAACACTAACATCCACGATGGGACTGAAATCCGTCGCTGCCAAATTTGCAACCGGAGCTCCGATAATCTCATTCAACTTTTTTGCAGCAATTTCAAGCGCGTCAGTTGTTTCCTCCCAGCTGTCATAGCGGCTTGGATGATACTTCTGCGGTTCCCGAAAATTTTCAAGAATCTTTGCAATTTTTTGTTTTACCTCGAACTCGATTTCTCCGCAGATATGATCCTTGGATTCACCGTTACCGACTTCGATTAAGTCTTTATACCGCTGAGAGAATATCATTCCTCAATTCACCTCTTCACATTTCAAAATTACTTACTTCTCTGCCTCTTTAATAGCACTTCTTACAAGTACAGGGCAAATCTGCTTTATTTTTGAATTTATTTTTTGTACCCTACGGATTGCCATATAAATATCAACATATTTTTGTTGAATAGTTAAATCTGGCAGCTCAATAGAAATCTCACCAAACCTATCAATATCAAGATTTGCACGAATGCTGCTATCACTAATAAACCAACCATATCTGTCCATTTCGTCACTTAAAAATTGCATAAAGAAATACTCTGGTAAAACTTCATTCTCATTTTTGATTTCAAAGGTCTGATATGCTGGTGAAACTACTATTGCATTCCCCTTATATAGTCCTATTCTTATACATTTATCTCTTCCAGTCTGCATCCCGCTGAAAACGAATCTGTTATTACGAACAATTTTATACTTTTTCGGATCAATAGAATCAGTGCTTGCCAGTGTTGGCATGAATTCTTTTTGAATATTTATTCCATAAAAGTCAGTAATCTTACCATCTGAATTTCTCTCATCGACATATTTAATTAAATCTGAAACACTTCTTTTATCTATCATTTTTACACCTCTGTTGCTGCTAAATCTAAAAGTCTGACAGTTTCCTTTTCTTCCTGTAACGCAGCATGAATCTCCCTTGAAAGTGCCGACATTTCTTTATCAATATCAATCAATTTATCATGATTAATAAACTCAATATATTTACTTGGCATTAAGGCGTAATTCATTTCACGAACCCCATTTTCCGCGTCCAATTTAACTGATTTGCAAAGTTCTGGTATATCACTATACAAACTAGAATCTTCGCTTTGCCAATCAGTATATATTTTTTTAATTTGCGCTATCTGATCATCATTAATAATTGTTTTTTTCTTCCTTTTCCCTTTATCAATAACTATTTCTTCGATGTTCTGATCCCAACTGCGCAAATCAATGAATAAAAATTCGCCAGTTCGATCACGAAGTTGCCTTCCATGCCAATTAGTAGCCTTTTTATTCATATTAACGATCCAAAGTGTGACAGAAATATTTGTCGTATAAAACATATCACGAGGTAAAACGATAATAGCTTCGATCTTATCATTCTCGATTAAGCGTTTACGATTTTCATATTCATCTGGATCATTCAAAGCACCATTTGCCAGAAGAAATCCTGCAATCCCATGAGTAACGTCCAATTTTGAGATCATGTGAAGAATCCATGCGTAGTTTGCATTAGCAACACGAGGTACTGTATAGCCGTGCCAGCGAGGATCATCAGTCAGTTCATCCTCTGCTCTCCACCCCTTCAAGTTAAAAGGCGGATTCGCCATGATAAAGTCCACTTTCTTGTCTTTGTGAAGGTCTTCCGTAAAAGTAGAGGCATTCTTTTCACCAAGATTATGCGCGATTCCTCGTATGGCAAGGTTCATTTTGCAAAGTCGCCAAGTATCCGGGTTGCTTTCCTGCCCGATGATGGAGACTTTCTTTCTGTTTCCATGATGCCTGTCTACAAATTTTAGAGACTGTACGAACATTCCACCGGAGCCACAGCAGGGATCATAAACTGTTCCGCTATAAGGTTCAATCATCTCCGCGATTAACTTTACGACACAGGCAGGAGTATAGAACTCACCATCTTCCTTTGTACCGGAAGCGGCATATACCTGAAGAAAGTACTCATATACGCGACCGATAAGATCCTCTTGTTGAAATCTATGCTCATCAATTTTATTAACTTCGTCTATCAAACTCTTAAGTTTCGATTTATCTGCGCCAAGAGTAGCATACAGGTTCTTTGATACAGCTCCCTTTAATGCCGGATTACTGTCTTCAATATCTGCCATAGCCTGATCGATGATAACGGCAATGTCGTCCGAAGATGCTTTCTTCACGATATACGACCAGCGAGCTGTTTCTTTCAAATAGAAAACATTCTCTGCGTTATACGAAGACACTTTATTTTGAAGAATTTCAATCAGTTTGGGATCGTCGTCTTTATGCTCTTCTGCAATTTGTTTGCGTCTTTTTTCAAATTTATCTCCAGCAAATTTCAAGAAAACCAGTCCGATTACTGCATCTCTATTTTTCTCTGTGCTGCCAATACCACGTAGCGCCACGCGGCAGTTCCACAGAACTGTTTCAAGCGAAACTTCTGTATTTTTTGCTTTTGCTACTCTTGCCATTAAATTGTCCTCATTTCCGGCACCCACGAACAATGAATGCTCATTTTCTATAATTTGCAACTTACACATTCTTATTACCAGGCAGTTTTTTATTCACCCTTCTTTTCAGTGTCATCTGCCGCGCCACCAGAACGAATCCACTCATCTACTTCTGACAGCTTAAACATCCAGCGCCTGCCAACTTTATATGCTGGCATATCGCGCTTCGAGATCCACTGCAATAATGTCTCGCGCCCTACTCCGAGATATTCCTGAACGTCTTTGAGATTCGTCCATTTTTCGATGTTTTCGCTCACGCTCATACCTCCGCATTTACATCTGGTATAAAATCAATTTTCACTTTAATGTCAAACATACTATTGTGATTTGGAAAACAGTTCTTGCCATCTGAATCCTGCATTTCAAAGTGACAACAAAATCTTCCTTCCTTGCCGCGAGTCTGCATGACCACGGCAATTTTTTTATGCGTTCCCGGCTCCATCTTCGGAATCTGTATAACTGTCTGCTCCGCAAGTGGCCCGGTCTTATACGTCTTTATAAAAACAAGCTTCCGTCCTTCCCAAGTTACAGTTCCTGTGTTCCTAAGCTCCCAGACATGCCGGAAGGAATTATCAGTATTTTTCTGATATTCTTGCTCTCCGCCATAGGCAGATGCGCTGTCCCCTTTATAGAGAGGCTTGAACTGTATCAAGTCATCTTCTGGTTCATCCGCGAGCAGCCTTCTATATTCTGTTGAAATAATGTCTTCCACATCAATGTCTGGGCTTTCAAACAATAGCTGATATTGCCTCGCAAGTGCCGCAGATAAACAATTCTTGTCAGGTTCAATTGTATCTGGTATCCCGTAGGCATTCATAGCTTCGGGAATACGGTCTTCATCTATGCATTCCATGAAGAAGGCTTCTATTCCAGCGACGTCAACAGGGGAAGGAAACGTTTGTTTCAACTTGTCTGTTAGAGGTTTCGGTTTTGTACCGCTGATCAGCTTCTTCTCATATTCGTGGCTATCATACGGAGAATCGGAAAAGTTCTTACTTCCACCAGCCCTGAATAGCTTGGCCACAAAAATGCTCTGATTTTGTATTCCTTTGCAGTAAGGATAAATTTTCTTGCTGCACTGTGAAAAGTCCATTCTCTGACCCCGTCTTTCAAAAAGTCCCTAATTAGTCCCATTAGTCCCTTCGTAGCCCGATGTAAGTCCCATCCTCAAAAAGTATCCTATGAACAGATGGATGGAGGCAGTGAAATAGACTAAACCCAATTTAATGTATAAATTATACAGTGTAAATTAACATTAGTCAATATTTATAAAGCTTTATTCAACACTATTTCACTCTAACCGACAGATATCGAATCATCAATGAAGTTGGTTCTCTGATCAAGAACCGTTCGCAGCAGACTTGATGAACAACTAAATATCAACACCAGCGGCGCGAACTTGCTGGCCTATTCGAAACGGAGCTTTGTGCTCTATTCCGGGTGGCCTCTTCGCGCCTTTTTTCGGCCATAGCCTGGCTCCGTTTCTACAACGAAAGGAGCCAAATCATGGCAAACAATGAAAATCAGAAGACCTATTTCATCTTCATCCGCAGCACCGGCGAAAAGGTGCCCGTCTCAAAAGAACAGCACGACGCTTTCTATAAGGAAGCCGACCGCATCCGTCACAAGGAACAGGATCACGGCAGGTGCATGTGTCCTTACCATTATGCATGGAAATGCGATGGTGACTGCATCGACTGCGAATACCATGCAGCAGGGGACACCCTTTCTCTTGACGTTACAAATCCGGACGGTAACGGCAATATGTACGACTATCTGCCGAACAACAACACTCCAATCGAGGAACTCATTTCTGACCGCATATTATTGGAGCAGCTTTTTGCACGCCTGCGCGAACTTGATCCGGAAGCGGATACCATTATTCAACTCTGGATGGATCATCCGGAAGGTATCTCTGACCGTGCTATTGCAAGGGAACTCGGTCGCCCGCAGAAAACCTTCGCGGATCAAATGAAGAAGTACCGTACTGATTTAAGAAAAATCAGAGACGGCAAATAATCCAAACCGCAGCAATTCCGGCCACTATCCCTCATCAGGATGGTGGTCGGAATTTTTTTTATTTTTTCTCCGCTCAAATTGCCTGCTCATCTCCAGTGGAACTTGAAGGACAGAGAAAAGACCTTCAGAAAGTGAGGTAAACACGATGCAAACAAGTTACACAGACACTGGCGGGAACGTCCGCGAGGAGATTCAGCTTCTGAACTCCATCAGCCGCGTATCCGCCCGACTGGCAAGAAATCTTTCAATTCTTGCCGAGCAAAGACAATCCGAGAAAGGAGAAAGAACCTATGAGCAAAATAGCAGACATGAAACAGACAATCGAAGAGCTCCGCAGTGCTGCTGCCGCTATTAACGACGCAGCCGACTGGCTTTACCAGCAGTTCTCCAGTACAGACAATTCTGATAAGCAGCAAACTTCTAAATCTGCTGCTACAAAAGAAGAACCCAAGCCGGAATTAAAGCTGGAGGACGTAAGATCCGTTCTCGCCGGGAAATCCCGCGCCGGACACACTGCTGAGGTGCGTGACCTGCTCCAGAAATACGGAGCGACAAAGCTCTCCGCTATCGACCCGGCAAACTATGAAGCCCTTATGAAGGACGCGGAGGCAATCGGAAATGGCAAGTAAGCAGCACGCGATCCTTTCCGCATCCGGCGCTGACAGATGGATTCACTGTCCGCCATCGGCACGGCTCTGCGAAACCTACGAGGATAAAGGAAGCGACTACGCAGCGGAAGGCACTGATGCTCATGCACTCGCGGAGTTCAAGCTTAAGAAAGTGCTGGGGCTCCCGGCAGACGATCCGACAGATGGACTTTCCTGGTATTCCGAAGAGATGGACGACTGCACCAGCGGCTATGCCGAATTCGTGCTGGAGCAGGTCGAGGCCGCAAAGAAGACCTGCGCTGATCCGGTTGTCCTGATTGAGCAGCGAGTTGACTTCTCCCGCTGGGTAGAACAGGGCTTCGGTACCGCCGACTGCGTCGTCATCGCAGATGGCACGCTCCGGGTTATTGATTTCAAATACGGCCTCGGCGTTCTTGTTTCCGCTGAAGAGAATCCGCAAATGAAGTGCTACGCCCTCGGGGCTCTTGAACTCTTTGATGACATCTACGACATCGATCAGGTCAGCATGACCATCTACCAGCCAAGACGGCAAAATGTCAGCACCTTCGATATCAGTAAGGACAATCTGTACCGCTGGGCAGACGAAGTCCTGAAACCCACAGCAGAGCTTGCATTTGCCGGGGACGGTAACTTTCTCTGCGGAGAATGGTGCGGCTTTTGTAAGGCAAGAAACGAGTGCCGCGCCAGAGCCGAAGCCAATCTGCAGCTGGCACAGTACGATTTCAAACTCCCGCCGCTCCTGACGGACACCGAAATCGAAGTCATTCTTTACAAGGTGGACGAGCTGATCAGCTGGGCATCTGACATCAAGGAATATGCCCTGCAGCAGGCGCTCTCCGGGAAGGAATGGAACGGCTGGAAGCTGGTCGAAGGCCGCTCCAACCGTAAATACAGTAACGAGGCCGCTGTTATCCAGACGGTCGAGGAAGCAGGATTTGATCCGTATGAAAAGAAGCTGCTCGGCGTCACTGCCATGCAGAAGCTCCTCGGAAAGTCCCGCTTCGATGAACTCCTGACGGCTTACATCGAAAAGCCGCAGGGAAAACCCACTCTTGCGCCGGAAAGCGATAAACGCCCGGCCATGAACACAGCAAAAAATGATTTTATGGAGGAAAAACATTATGAGTAAGAATATGAAAATCAGAAATCCCATGAAGGTTATCACAGGTACCGACACCCGTTGGAGCTACGCAAACGTCTGGGAACCGAAGTCCATCAACGGCGGCACACCGAAGTACAGCGTGAGCCTCATTATCCCAAAGTCTGATACCAAGACCATCGCCAAGATTCAGGCTGCCATTGAAGCCGCTTATAAGGAAGGCGAAGCAAAGCTCAAGGGCAACGGCAAGACCGTCCCTGCGCTCTCTGTCCTGAAAACCCCGCTGCGTGACGGCGATGCGGAGCGCCCGGACGATGAGGCCTATAAGAACGCCTACTTTGTAAACGCCAATGCCACCTCTGCTCCCGGTATTGTGGATGCAGACCTGAATCCCATCCTGACCCGTTCCGAAGTGTACTCCGGCGTCTATGGCAGAGCCAGCATCACATTTTATGCTTTCAACTCTTCCGGCAACAAGGGAATCGCCTGCGGCCTCAATAACCTGCAGAAGATCCGTGACGGCGAGCCTCTTGGCGGCAAGGCAAGTGCTGAGTCTGACTTCGTCACTGATGACGATGAAGACTTTCTGAATTAAGGGAGGCGCGACTATGACTATGACAACCTTTCAGACGATCCTCTTAACTGCAATTATCGCTATCTGGCTGGTCTTCAGCATTGTGATCCTGATTGCAACAATCCAGAACTTCCTCTACGACCGCAGACGTGAAAAGCGTGAGCAGGAATCTACTGCCCGCGATATCGAATACCGCAAGGAACGCGACAAGCGGGAAGCGGAACAGGCCGCGCGTGATCTCGAATACCACGAGAAGCGCATGAAACTCTTAGACAAATAAGCATGGCAGGCTCATTGTGATACCCTTTAACGCTCGCATTGAAGGAAACAACGATATCAAAAATTATGCAGACTACCTGCTGAAAAATGCAGGCGAGTATGTCCTGACTTGGATCATTGAAGGGGCACAGAAGATCATTCAAAAAAATTTTCAGCTTACCACACCAGCTTGTGTGCGGGAAGCCATCGGCTCGTATCGTGAAAACAACGACTGGCTCGGCCATTTCCTGGATGAGTGCTGTGAGCTTGGTAAAGCCTATCAGGAAAAATCCGGTGATTTTTATACTGCGTATCGAAACTTTTGTAATGTTACCGGTGATTATGTGCGAAATTCTGCCGATTTTTATACTGCCATTGAACAAGCCGGAATCGTACGGTTCAGAAATCGCCAAGGCCGGTTTGTTCGCGGAATACGGCTGACAGAAAAAGCCATTTTAAACTAAAGCGTGACACCTCCGACACCTCCTACCCTAAAGTCTCTATAGGCCCTTAAAAATTAACCCCTATAGGAAGTTATAGTAACCAGGTGTCGGGGGTGTCACACATCTTGATGAAAAGTCGATACTAAACACCCTGACGGAGGAAATCATGCGAGAAAAAATAATCGAACAGCAGCTTGTACATGCTGTAAAACATAAAGGTGGTATCTGTCCCAAATTCGTCTCCCCCGGATATGACGGGATGCCGGATAGATTGGTGCTGCTGCCCCATGGACGCATTGCCTTTGTGGAGCTTAAAGCACCCGGAAAGAAAATGCGTCCGCTACAGGTACATCGGAAGCGCCAGTTAGAAGCACTTGGTTTTCCGGTATACTGCATCGACAATAGTACGCAACTAGGAGGAATGCTGGATGCAATACAAACCTCATGATTATCAAACCTATGCCACAAACTTCATCCTAAAAAATCCAGCGGCTGCCATTTTGCTGGATATGGGATTGGGAAAAAGCGTCATTACCTTAACCGCCATAGAGCAATTAATCTATGACAGTTTTGACGTCCATCGCGTATTAGTGATTGCACCCCTGCGTGTAGCACGAGATACTTGGCCAGCAGAAATCCAGAAATGGGACCATCTGCATGATGTAACGTATGCCGTTGCTATTGGTACGGCTACGGAACGAAAAGCCGCACTCTTGCAGCAGGTCAATATCCACATTATCAATCGTGAGAATGTGCCTTGGTTGATAGAAGATTCCGGCATCCCCTTTCATTACGATATGCTGGTAATCGATGAGCTTTCCTCTTTTAAATCGTATCAAGCAAAACGGTTTCGGAGCTTGTTAAGAGTTCGTCCCAAGGTAAAACGAATCGTAGGACTAACCGGTACACCTTCTTCAAACGGCCTGATGGATCTTTGGGCAGAGTTTCGCCTGTTGGATATGGGACAGCGGCTTGGTCGCTTTATCACCCACTACCGGAGTGAATTCTTCCAACCGGATAAGCGGAATCAGCAGATGATCTTTTCTTACAAACCAAAACCCGGTGCGGAAGAAGAAATCTATCGGCGTATCGCAGACATCACCATTTCCATGAAAAGCAAGGAGTATCTGACTATGCCAGCATTAGTACGAAATGAAATCAGTGTACAACTCTCGAAGCGGGAACGAAACATGTATGATACCTTGTGTTCCCAGCTTGTGCTTTCACTAGATGGGAAAGAAATTGATGCCGTAAACGCGGCTGCCTTATCAAACAAGCTATGCCAGATGGCAAATGGTGCCGTCTACGATGAGGAAAAACGAATCATTCCCATTCATGACCGAAAGCTCGATGCCCTGGAGGATATTCTTGAAGGTGCCAATGACAAACCCGTATTGATTGCGTATTGGTTCAAGCATGATCTGCTACGGATCCAGCAACGGTTTACGGTACGAGAAATCAAGACTTCACAAGATATAACAGATTGGAACGCTGGTGTTATTCCTGTTGCTATTCTCCACCCCGCCTCTGCCGGACATGGTCTAAACCTGCAACAAGGCGGATCCACTCTCGTCTGGTTTGGACTAACCTGGAGCTTGAAATTATACCAACAAACGAATGCCAGACTCTGGCGGCAAGGACAAACGGATACGGTCGTCATTCATCACATTCTGACTGCCGGAACCATAGATGAAACCATTATGAAATCATTGAAAGAAAAAAACAAAACCCAGGCTGCACTGATTGATGCAGTCCGGGCCAGCTTGCAAGGAGGCAGCCTATGAGTGTTATCTGGAAGTATCTGAATAAACGAAGCGGTGCTATTGATGCCATCCGGGATTACGACAGCATGCAGTTCATCATCGAAAATACCAGCGAGGATATCAAGCAGGCATATGCTGCCATGACCAGCCTGCATCCGTCCGGTTTCAATGGGATGCCGCACTCCAGCAACCCGCATGCCGTAGAAGATCATATCATCTCCGGTCTGGCAGACATCGACATCCTGAAGGAACGTTACCGGCAGGCGTTGGAGTACATGGCATGGTTTCAGCCCGCATGGGAGAAACTAAGCAGTGACGAGCAATATGTACTGCAAACCTTCTATGCTGATGAGGATGCACAAACGAGCGCTGTCTATGCCATCGCTGATCATTTTCACATCGAACGGTCCTCTGCCTACAAAAGGAAGAATCGTGCATTAGCTAAGTTTGCCATTCTTTTGTTTGGAAAGACATGATGTCCAAAATCGCGGACGCATTTATTCATTTGACGTGGTATACTAATAGCATGAAAGTGTGAGAGAGGCCTTCGAGGGAGCGATCCTTTGAAGGCTTTTGCTATGTGTTTATTATATTGACATTGTGTTGACATCAGCCAAAAATAATGCTATATTCAAGACAGAAATGGAGGTGTTGAATATGGTAAATACAAATTTGAATATCCGGACGGATAAGGAAGTCAAAAATCAGGCTGAGAAAATATTCAATGCTCTGGGAATGAATATGACGACGGCGGTAAACATATTCTTAAAAACAACGATACGAGAAAATGGCATTCCCTTCCGTCTCACTCTTGACGTTCCTAATGCAACAACTAGATCTGCCATTGAAGAAGGCAAACGAATCGCCATTGATAAAAAAGTAAAAGGGTATACCAATATGACAGATTTGCGTGTGGCCCTTGAAAAATGAAGTACGAAGTAAAATTCACCACTCAATTTAAGAAAGATTTGAAATTGGCAAAGAAGCAGAACAAAGATATAGATGTGCTGTTCTCTGTCATTGAGCAATTGGCCCAAGGAAAACAATTGGATGAAAAATATAGAGACCATGATTTAGGTGGAACATACAAAGGTTGCCGGGAATGCCATATTGATCCAGATTGGCTTCTCGTTTATGAAACCAAAGATGATGTACTTGTTCTTCTGCTATATCGTTTGGGCAGCCATTCCCAATTATTTTAGCAGCATGAGTAATATCGCGGACGCATGTACCTGCTTAACGTGTGATATACTAATAGCCTAAAAGTGTAAGAGAAGCCTTCGAGGGAGCAATCCTTTGAAGGCTTTTGCTATGTCTGGAGATGAGAACCTTGCCTTGCTTTTATTTGGGAAGGCCTGATGTCCAAAATCGCGGACGCATTTGTCTGCTTTACATGGTATACTAATAGCATGAAAGAATGTGAAAAGCCTTCGTGGGAGCAATCCCTTGAAGGCTTTTGCTATGTCTGGAGATGAGTGCTTTGCCTTGGAAACCCAAAAAGCCGTGCGCCTACCCCGGCTGCAGGGAGCTGACCGTGAACCGGTACTGCGAGCAGCATCAAAAATTAATGGACAAACGTTATGACACGTACGAGCGCAGTACCGTCAGCAAGAAACGATACGGCAGAGCATGGAAACGCATCCGGGACCGCTACATTGGAAAGCATCCCTTGTGCGAGATGTGCCTGAAGAACCACAAAACCACACCGGCAACGGAGGTGCACCATATCCGTCCCCTCTCCCGCGGCGGCACTCACGACGAGGATAACCTTATGGCGCTGTGCAAGCCGTGCCACTCGAAGATAACCGCCGAGATGGACGACCGCTGGCATCATGCCAAAAAGGAATACCGCTACGAGTGACTACGTTCCTCCAGGAGGGGCGGTCAAAATCGCTGGCGCGCCCAAATGCTAGACCGGTGCTGGGGTCACACGCACAAAAATTGCGGTTCAAACGGGGGATTTACCGCATGGGAAAGGAGTTGAACAGCCATGGCCAAGGACGGAACTAATCGCGGTGGCAGACGAATCCGCGCCGGAGATAAGCCGGAGGCGCTGGCAGATAAAATCGACAAGGGAAAAGCAGCCACCATTATCGACCTGCCGACGCCTGCCTTAGAAGGTGCCGAGTTAAACGATGCCGCAGATCTCACCGGCGAGGATATGCCGAATCCCAGTGACTATTTGTCGGCCCGGCAGCGGGACGGCAAGCCGCTCGGTGCAGATGACCTGTTTCGCCAGACCTGGCAATGGCTGAAGGACCGCGGCTGCGAACGGCTCGTCAATCCCCGGCTGCTGGAAGCCTATGCCCAGGCATTCGCCCGGTATATCCAGTGCGAAGAAGCCATCAGCACCTATGGACTGCTCGGCAAGCACCCCACGACCGGCGGTGCGATTACCAGTCCATTTGTGCAGATGAGCCAGTCATTCCAGAAGCAGGCGAACCTGCTCTGGTATGAGATTTTCGATATCGTCAAGCAGAACTGTACCACAGCATTTGTAGGAAGTCCGCAGGATACGATGATGGAACACCTGTTGCAGGCACGGAAAGGAAAATAATTATGGAATTGATCAAAAAGAACATACAAGACCTTATCCCGGCAGCCTATAATCCGAGAAAGGATTTGCAGCCGGGAGATCCGGAATATGAAAAGCTGAAGCGTTCGCTGGACGAGTTCGGCTACGTCGAGCCTGTCATTTGGAACAAGCGCACCGGCAACGTGGTCGGCGGTCACCAGCGCTTAAAGGTGCTCCAGCAGGAGGGTATTTCGGAAATCGACTGCGTCGTGATCGACATGGACACCGAAAAGGAGAAAGCCTTAAACATCGCCCTCAATAAAATCAGCGGTGACTGGGATACGGATAAATTAGCGCTGCTCATTACCGATCTGCAGGGCAGCGACTTTGATGTATCGCTTACCGGCTTTGATCCGGCAGAACTGGATGACCTGTTCAAGGACGATATAAAGGATGGTGTGCATGATGATGACTTTGATGTGGATGCCGAACTCAAAAAGCCAGTATTCTCCAAGACAGGTGATGTGTGGCAGTTGGGAACACACCGATTGTTTTGCGGCGACAGCACCCAACCGGAAGCATACCAGCGATTACTGCAGGGAGCACCGGTCAATCTGGTGGTCACTGACCCGCCGTACAACGTCAACTACGAAGGCCGAGCGGGAAAAATCAAGAACGACCATCTGCAGAACGACAAATTCTATGAGTTCCTGCTCGCCGCTTTTACCTGCATGCACACCGTCATGGCAGACGATGCCAGCATCTATGTATTCCACGCCGACACCGAAGGACTTAACTTCAGAAAAGCCTTCTCGGATGCCGGTTTTTATTTATCCGGTTGCTGCATCTGGAAGAAACAGTCGTTGGTGCTGGGACGTTCGCCTTACCAGTGGCAACATGAACCAGTGCTGTACGGCTGGAAGAAGAAAGGAAAGCATGAATGGTACACCGGACGGAAGGAATCCACTATCTGGGAGTTTGATAAACCGAAGAAGAATACGGACCATCCCACCATGAAGCCGATACCGCTTTTAGCCTATCCCCTCCTAAATTCCAGCATGACCGGCTGCACTGTGCTGGATCCGTTCGGCGGCAGCGGTTCGACGCTGCTGGCCTGTGAGCAAACGAAGCGACGCTGCTACATGGTGGAGCTGGATGAAAAGTTCTGTGATGTCATTGTGAAACGGTATATCGAACAGGTCGGCTCGAGCGAACAGGTAACCGTGACACGGAATGGAAAAACGTATACCTATACTGAAGTGGAGGCAACATGATGCGTGTATTTATCAACCCCGGGCATGACCGGGAACGGGACAGCGGTGCAGTAAACCCAAACACCGGACTGCGGGAATGTGATGTGGCGGCTGCAATCGGCAGCCTCGTCAAAACATATCTGGAAACGGCAGGCTGTGAGGTGCAGCTCCTGCAAAGCGATAATCTGGCAGGAGAAACACCGGATCTGCCTTGCGTGGTGGATACGGCAAATGCATGGTCTGCTGATGTATTCGTCAGTTTGCACTGCAACTCCGACAGCGGCTACGCCCGCGGTACAGAAACGCTTATCTATGCCAACGATAGCGGTCTATCTCCGCAACTTGCCGCCTGCATCCAGTCGCAGATCGTGCAGAGTCTCGGCACGGTGGATCGTGGCCTGAAGGAGCGGCCCAATCTCATCGTGCTGAAAGATACCACAATGCCCGCCGTTCTGGTGGAAACAGCTTTTATTGATAATGACAATGATGCCGCGCTGCTTACGAATAACGCGGATGATTTCGCCCGGGCCATTGCCCGCGGCATAACAGATTTTGAAGGGAGATAGAAAAAATGGATATTGAAACGATTAAAAACGAACTCAAGGAACACATTCTGGACTCGGTGCAGGAGGATGTCAAGAACGCCACCATTTCCTGGCTGAATACGACGGTGCTTCCGGCAGCCAAGGAAGTGGCGGATGCCTACACAGCCGCCTTGCAGGAATCTGCCGGTAAGGAAACCGGCTGGAGCAAGTTCCGCGATCAATGCTTCCTTCCGACGCTCATTGACGGTGGCCTGTGGCTGACCGGAAAGTTGCTCGGTAAAATGGTGGTAGTACAAGAATAATACGTGTAATTTGTGGTATAAACCCCTTGCTATAGTTGCCGGTTAGAGTGATATATGTACATGACAAAAAAGAAAGGGGTTTTCTACCATGAAAATTTTGTACCATGCACAAGGAAAAACACGTAAGGAACTGGCGGATGCCATCAGCACCATTACCGGAGCCGCCAAAGTGTATCAGGGGATTCCCAGCTACGCCTATGAAATTGATTGTTTTACAGTTGACCGCAACGGCAATCTTAATTTTGATGACATGATTGACAAGAAGAAAATTGAGGATTTGCTCGAGAAACTCGACAGCATGGGATTCCATACCGATCCAGCCGAACCAATAGAGAAAGAACCTGACGATTCGGCGTCTAAGCAGGAGAACATAGACGATTTGGTGATTGCCATGCCGCGCTCCTTCTTCACCGATACGGCACTGGAAAACCTAAAGAAACTGATCCAGGCCAAGAGCAATCTTATGCTAAAAGTTTTTCAAATCGATGTGCTGCGGATGCAGGTAACAGAGGATAAAGTGTTATTCCCTTGGTTCACCGGCTGCCTGGATGCCGATACGGTCAAAGCCTGCACCCATTTCATTACGGCGCTCTGCCATCTGGCAAAGAAGCAAAAACGGGTGCTGGCAACGGAGCACCCATCCACCAACGAGAAATACGATTTCCGCTGCTTTCTGCTCCGGCTTGGTTTTATCGGCAAAGAATACAAGGACGAACGGAAGCTGCTCCTGCAGCACCTTTCCGGTTCCTCGGCCTTTAAAAACAACAGAAAGGAACATAATGATGAGATATCCGAATAAGGAACGGCTGGAATACCTGCGCGGTGCATATCCTGCCGGAACGCGGATTGTACTGGCGCAAATGGACGATTCCCAGGCTCCGCCGATCGGTACGAAGGGAACGGTTGCCGGTGTGGATGACACCGGCAGCCTGCTGGTGCATTGGGACAACGGCAGCACGTTGAACGTATTGTACGGCATAGACCGCTGCCTTATAATCAGAAAGAAATAATCACACATATCATATGTATATCAAGACTGCCCACTTCGGCGGTCTTTTTTGTTGCCGCAAAGGAGGTGACGCTGCTTGCGGAAGTTGAAACGCTATCGATCTACGAAGTTCAGGGCCAAAGATTCCAAATACAACAAGACCATGGCGGACTATGCCGTGTCCTTTATCGAATGCCTCTGCCATACCAAGGGCACCTGGGCCGGTAAACCGTTTGAACTGATCGACTGGCAGGAGCAGATCATCCGTGATGTGTTCGGCATCTTAAAGCCGAACGGCTATCGGCAGTTCAATACCGCCTACATCGAGATTCCCAAGAAGCAGGGCAAGTCGGAACTGGCGGCAGCGGTAGCACTCCTCTTATGCTGCGGCGACGGAGAACAGCGCGCCGAAGTGTATGGCTGCGCTGCCGACCGCCAGCAGGCATCCATTGTCTTTGAAGTAGCGGCGGATATGGTGCGGATGTGTCCGGCCTTATCCAAACGGGTGAAACTCTTGGCTTCGCAGAAGCGAATCATTTACCTGCCCACGCACAGCTTTTATCAGGTACTATCTGCCGATGCCTACAGCAAGCACGGTTTTAACGTAAGCGGTGTGATCTTCGATGAGCTGCACACGCAGCCGAACCGGAAGTTGTTTGATGTCATGACCAAAGGTTCCGGCGATGCCCGAACGCAGCCGTTGTACTTTCTCATTACCACAGCCGGGACGGATACCCATTCCATCTGCTATGAAACCCACCAAAAGGCACTGGATATTATCGCAGGCCGTAAGATTGATGCCACCTTCTATCCTGTGATATACGGTGCCAAGGATACGGACGACTGGACGGATGTCAAAGTGTGGAAGAAGGCCAATCCCTCGCTCGGCATTACGGTCGGCATGGACAAGGTCAAGGCGGCCTGCGAATCCGCCAGACAGAATCCTGCCGAGGAGAACGCCTTCCGGCAGCTTCGTTTGAACCAATGGGTCAAGCAGGCGATCCGCTGGATGCCGATGGACAAATGGGACGCTTGCGCGTTTCCTGTACAGCCGGATGAACTGAAAGGCCGTGTTTGTTACGGCGGGTTGGACTTATCCTCAACCACGGATATTACGGCCTTCGTACTGGCATTTCCGCCGCAGGATGAAGCAGACAACTATGTCGTGCTTCCCTACTTCTGGATACCGGAAGAAAACGTGTCCCTTCGCGTCCGGCGGGACCATGTCCCCTATGACGTATGGCAGAAACAGGGATTCCTGCACACAACGGAAGGAAACGTCGTCCACTACGGCTACATCGAAAAGTTTATCGAAACGATGGGCGAACAGTACAACATCCGCGAGATCGCCTTCGACCGCTGGGGCGCGGTACAGATGGTGCAGAATCTCGAGGGCATGGGATTTACCGTCGTACCGTTCGGACAGGGGTTCAAAGATATGAGTCCGCCCACCAAGGAACTGATGAAGCTGACACTGGAAAAGAAGATCGCCCATGGCGGCCATCCGGTACTGCGCTGGATGATGGACAATATCTTCATCAAATCCGATCCGGCAGGCAATATCAAGCCGGACAAGGAGAAATCCACCGAAAAGATCGACGGTGTCGTAGCTACGGTTATGGCACTCGATCGTGCCATCCGCTGCGGCAATGACAACAGTGAAAGCGTATATGACCAAAGGGGGTTATTGATTTTATGAGTATATTCCAACGTATATGGGGAAAAAAGTCACGCGACAAGCCGAAGAACTACCTGTCTACGGCCTTTACGTTCCTGTTCGGCCCGACCTCCTCCGGAAATGTGGTGACGGAACGGACAGCTATGCAGACAACAGCAGTTTATGCCTGCGTCCGGGTGTTGTCAGAGGCTATCGCCGGACTGCCGCTTAATCTATACCGTTATACACCGGATGGCGGCAAGGAAAAGACCATCAATCATCCGCTGTATAGGTTGCTTCATGATGCCCCCAATCCGGAGATGACGAGCTTTATCTTCCGGGAAACGCTCATGAGTCATCTTCTCTTGTGGGGCAATGCCTACGCACAGATTATCCGGAACGGTACCGGGCAGCCGATTGCATTGTACCCGCTGCTTCCCAGCAAGATGGATGTCAGCCGGGCTGCCAACGGTCAGCTTATCTACACCTACTCCAAGGACTCGGACGAGTTCGGTGCAGATAACCGCTGCCAGCAGATTGTCTTATCGCAGGACGAAGTGCTGCATGTTCCGGGACTTGGGTTTGACGGACTCATCGGCTACAGTCCGATTGCTATGGCCAAGAATGCCATCGGCATATCGCTGGCAGCCGAGCAGTACGGTGCGTTATTCTTTGCCAATGGTGCTACACCGGGCGGTATCTTGGAGCATCCGGGCATCGTGAAGGATCCGGTCAAGCTGCGGGAAAGCTGGCATGCCCAATTTTCCGGCACGAACCGACACAATGTGGCTGTGTTGGAGGAAGGCATGACCTTCCAGCAGTTATCCATCCCGCCGGATCAGGCGCAGTTCCTCGAAACGCGGAAGTTCCAGATCGACGAAATCGCCCGTATCTTCCGGGTGCCGCCGCATATGGTCGGGGATCTGGAAAAGTCCACCTTCTCCAATATCGAGCAGCAGTCGCTGGAATTTGTCAAATATACCTTGAATCCCTGGTGCGTCCGTTGGGAACAGGCCATGAACCAGCAGTTGGTACTGCCGTCGGAGCGCTCGCAGGTCTTTACGAAGTTTAATGTGGACGGTCTGCTGCGCGGTGACTACCAGAGCCGCATGAACGGGTATGCCATCGGCAGGCAGAACGGCTGGCTCTCCGCCAACGACATCCGGGAGCTTGAGGATATGAACCGCATCCCCACCGAGCAAGGCGGCGATACGTATCTGGTCAACGGCAATATGCTGCCGCTGGACAAGGCAGGACAATTTTATACCGAAAGCGAGGGAAAAACCCCATGAAGAAGTTTTGGAACTGGAATACCGATGCCGATACCGGACGCATTCTTACCATTGACGGTACCATTGCCGAGGAAAGCTGGTTTGATGACGAGATAACGCCGAAGCTGTTTAAAAACGAACTGGCATCCGGGCAGGGCAATGTCACCTTGTGGCTGAACTCGCCCGGCGGCGACTGTGTAGCGGCCAGTCAGATCTATGCCATGCTGATGGATTATGCCGGACAGGTCCACGTCAATATCGACGGGATTGCGGCTTCGGCTGCCTCTGTGATTGCCATGGCAGGAACAACCGTCAATATGGCTCCGACCGCACTGATGATGATCCACAATCCGTTCACCATTGCCATGGGCGATACTGATGAAATGGAGCGGGCCATCTCTATGTTATCCGAGGTCAAGGAATCCATTATCAATGCCTATGAATTAAAGACAGGACTTTCCCGCACACAGCTATCCCATCTGATGGATGCCGAGACCTGGATGAATGCAGGAAAAGCGATCGAGCTTGGTTTTGCCGATACTGTACTGACGAACGATGCCAATACACAGATGCATGACGCTGCCAGTATGGGAAGCTATTCTTTTTCCCGACGGCAGGTCACCAATGCATTATTGAACAAGGCCATCGCCAAGCAGACCAAGCCAACACCGGCAGCAAATCGAACAACTATATCCATAGCGTCGCTGCAGCAGCGGCTGTCGCTCTTAATACATTAAATGGAGGTACCAACATGAGTAAATTATTAGAACTGCAGGAAAAACGCGCTAATATCTGGGAACAGGCAAAAGCATTCCTGAATGAAAAGCAGGCAGCCGGTGATACACTCTCCACCGAAGATGCTGCCACCTATGACAAGATGGAAGCCGATGTCATGGCGCTGGGCAAGGAAATCGACAGACTGAAAACGCAGGCGGCCATTGATCTCGAATTAAGCAGGCCGACCTCAAGTGCTATCGTCAACCAGCCTGCAAAGCAGGATGTAACTAAGCATGGCAGGTTCAGCGACGCTTATGCCCCTGCCTTTTGGGACAGCATGCGCGGCAAGTCCCGTCCGGAAATCCGAAACACCTTAAAGGAAGGAGCCGATCCTCAGGGCGGCTACCTCGTACCGGACGAGTTCGAACGGACGCTGATCCAGATGCTGGCTGAGGAAAATGTGCTGCGCTCCCTTGCCCATGTGATCCAGACCGCCAGCGGCGACCATAAGATTCCGGTCGTTGCCAGCGAAGGAACCGCTGCATGGACGGATGAAGAAGCCGCCTACACCGAAAGCAACACCACCTTCGGCCAGGTGTCCATCGGGGCGCATAAGCTGGGTACGCTCGTCAAGGTATCCGAAGAACTGTTGAATGATTCAGCCTTCGACCTGGAAGGATACATGGCGCAGGAGTTCGCCCGCAGGCTGGGCAATGCCGAAGAAGAAGCCTTCCTCACCGGCACCGGAACGGATCGTCCGTCCGGCATCCTCGTTGATGCCGCCGGTGCTTCGGATGGCTCGACTGCCGCCTCTGCTACGGCGATTACCTTTGACGATTTGATCGAGTTGTACTATTCGCTCCGCGAGCCGTACCGCAAGTCGGCTACATTGCTGCTGCATGAAAGCACCGTCAAGGCCATCCGGAAGCTGAAGGATACGCAGGGCCAGTACATCTGGCAGCCTTCCGTCAGTGCCGATGTACCGGATAAGATTCTGAACTGTCCTGTCGTCACCAGTCGGTATATGCCGCAGATGGCAGCCGACGCCAAGACGGTGCTGTTCGGTGACTTCTCCTACTACTGGATTGCCGACAGGCAGGGCCGTACCTTTAAGCGCCTGAATGAATTATACGCAGTTACCGGTCAGGTCGGCTTTCTCGGCTCCCAGCGTGTCGATGCCAAGATCGTTCTGCCGGAAGCCATCAAGACGCTCAAGCAGGCCAGCAAATAACAGAAGGAAGGTGGCAGCATGGCAGTAACACGGGACGAAGCTAAATTATACCTGCGTATTGATAATGATGTGGAGGATGCCCTAATCGACAGTCTGATCCAGTCCTCCACGACGACGGTGGAAAATGTACTGCGGCATCCGTTAAGCGACTACACAACATTGCCGGAGGACATCAAGACGGCTATCCTGTATGGCGTGGCCTATCTGTACGAAAACCGGGATACGGCGGACTTCGATGCCATGATCAAGCTCATGCGGGCCATGCTGTTTTCCTATCGGGATGAGGTGTTCTGATGGATATCGGGGAAATGAAGCAGCGGATCGAGTTTATGGTGGAGGAGAATGTCTCTGATGGACAAGGTGGTTATGACACCACCCTGGTCAGCAAGGGAAGTACCTGGGCCAAAGTGACCAATATCCACGGCGGGCAGTATTTCTTTGCGGCAGCCGTTCATCTGGAAAAGGATGTGTCGTTTGTCATTCGGTACCGTTCGGATATCTTAGAAAAATGGATTATTAAGTTCCGCAATCAGAAATACAATATCCAGTTTATCGATAATGTAAAATATGGGGACCAGTATCTTGAAATCAAGGCTACCCTGGCGGGGTGATGAGAATGACCTGGAATGAAATACGAATCGGGTGTGCGGCAGTCGGTGCCTGGCTTGGCTGGTTCATCGGCGGATTTGACAATCTGCTCTATGCCCTGCTGACGTTTGTCTGCCTGGATTATATCACCGGCGTGTTATGCGCCTGCCGGGAACGGCAGTTATCCAGCGAGATTGGCTTTATGGGCATCTGCCGGAAGGTGCTTCTTTTTGTGCTCGTCGGTGTGGCCCATACGCTGGATGCGACGATGCTCGGGTCCGGCAGCGCGTTACGAACCGCTACCATCTTATTCTACTTATCCAATGAAGGACTTTCCATTGTGGAAAATGCCGCGCGGATGGGACTTCCCATACCGGACCGGCTGCAGGAAGCATTGAAGCAGCTACGGAAATAAAAACAAGAATATATACCATGGACCTGCTGGAGTCTCATCACTCTGGCAGGTCTTTTTTTATGTCTTGGGTTCGAATAGCAGTTTGTTTTATCGACTACAGATATAAGGGCTAACAAAATAGGTTTACTTTCCCCTATTTCATGGCCTATCTGTAAGGAGATGATTTGCCATGAACGAACAACTAAGCAACCATACACTCGAAGCAAATAAGCTACAAGCCGAAGCAAGGTCAATATCACAGGAACAACTGCAGCACGAAGTCGATTATGTCCGTGCCCAACACATACTGCAGTCCCTATTCCATAAAGGGCTGCTTTCTGCTGATGAATTTTCTAAAATAACGGCAGTAAACCGAAAAACATTTTCGCCGGTATTAGCGGCTATATTGCCCTCTATTCCTTGATATATCCGGCATATAGAGGTACTATGTCACACTACAAGGAGGTGAAAATCCATGAAAACGGTGACAAAAATCGGAGGCCAGCTTGTATTTCCTACGCAAAAACATAAACTGCGGGTAGCGGCCTACTGCCGGGTATCCACTGATAGCGAGGAGCAATTAGTCAGCCTTGCCACACAACGAAAGCACTATGAAGCCTATATTACGGCAAATCCAGACTGGGAGTTTGCCGGTATTTATTATGATGAAGGTATTACCGGCACGAAAAAAGAAAAGCGCCCAGCCCTACTCCGCCTGATAGATGATTGCGAGCATAAAAAAATAGACTTCATTGTGACAAAGTCTATCAGCCGGTTTGCCCGCAACACCACCGATTGTCTGGAACTGGTCCGTAAATTACTGGAGCTTACCGTTTATATCTATTTTGAAAAGGAAAACCTAAATACCGGTTCGATGGAAAGCGAGCTCATGCTATCGATTCTGAGCGGCTTGGCAGAAAACGAGTCGGTATCGATTGCCAAAAACAGCACCTGGTCCATACAGAGCCGTTTCCAGAATGGCACCTTTAAACTTGCTTACGCCCCATATGGATATGATGTAATAGAAGGAAAACTGGTACTGCAGCCGGAGCAGGCTACAATTGTAAAAGCCATGTTTGATCAAACGCTCGCCGGTATCGGGACGGATGCCATTGCCAAGGAATTAAATGCAAAGAAAATTCCGGCTAAACGCGGTACCCATTGGACTGCAACAACCGTTCGTGGCATATTGAAAAACGAGAATTACACTGGGGATGCTATTTTCCAGAAAACCTATACCGATTCGCATTTTAATCGCCATCATAACCATGGCGAGAAAGATAAATACCGGGTGGAACACCACCACGAAGCTATCATCACCAAAGACATGTTTGAAGCAACCCAGCAGGTCATTCGGCAGCGTGGTAAAGAAAAAGGTGCGCTGCCACAGGATAAAAAGTACCAGAATCGTTATCCATTTTCCGGTGTCATTCGATGTCATCAATGTGGTGCTACCTTCAAGCGGCGTATCCAAGGCGGTCGCAATTCCTATGTGGCATGGTGCTGCGCCACCCATTTAACAGATGCCACAAAATGCTCATTAAAATACATCAAGGAAACGGCACTGAAATACGCCTTTGTTACGATGATGAATAAGCTCATCTTTGGTCATGCCTTTGTTTTAAAACCATTGCTTGCCAGTTTGCGTACCCTCCATTCGGACGACAGCATCACAGTCATTCAAGATCTAGACACAAAGCTGGCGGAAAATGCCGAGCATCAAAAAACACTGGCGTACCTGCTGACGAAAAAATATCTAGAGCCTGCGATGTACCAGAAAGGAAATAACGAGCTACTGCAGGAAGCTGAACAATGGCTGCACCAAAAAGATTCCCTTGTAGATTTTTTGAATGATGATAATAAAACGGTCCATGAAACGAGAGAATTACTGCAGTATACTTGTAAGGCGAAAATGCTAACGGGCTTTGACGAAGCAGTATTCCAACAATTTGTAGAACAAATTCTGGTCTACTCTCGAACGAACATCGGCTTTAAGCTAAAATGCGGCATTACGCTACGGGAAAGGCTGGTGTAAGCTATGAGCCATACACCGTTTGGGTACCGGATTAAAAATGGCAAAGCAATAGTGGATGTGGAGGAAGCCGAAAAAATACGAGTGCTGTTCCAAGCCTATCTTGCCGGGGCTGCACTGACTACGGCTGCGAAAGAGGCAGCGATCCACGCCTTCCACAGTGGTATCCGCCATATCCTGCAAACGACGCATTATATCGGTGATGATTATTATCCGGCTATTATTGATGCCGATACGTTTACTGCGGCACAAAAGGAAATCACCAGCCGGGCCAAAAAACTGGGGCGCATCCGGGAACCTAAAAAAGCGTCACCGGTTCTATACCCCACCACCTTCTCCCTTGCAGAAAAAACGCAAACCTATACTGATCCATTTCAGCAAGCTGAATATGCCTACAGTTTAATAGAAAGTGAGGAATCCATATATGGAATTACAGACGCGGAATGTCACGATCATTCCGGCACGAACTTATCTACACCGAAACCATACTGAAGAAAAGCCAAAATGCCGTGTGGCTGCTTATTGCCGGGTTTCTACCGACAGCGACGAGCAAGCCACCAGTTATGAAACACAAATTGAGCACTACACCACCTACATCCAAAATCATCCAGACTGGAAATTAGCCGGGATCTACGCTGATGATGGGATATCCGGTACCAATACCAAAAAGCGGGATGAATTTAATCGCATGATCGAAGATTGCATGGCAGGTACGATTGATATGATTATTACCAAATCCATCAGTCGATTTGCCCGCAACACGCTGGACTGCCTAAAATACATCCGGCAGTTAAAGGACAAGCACATTCCCGTCTTTTTTGAGAAGGAAAATATTAATACGATGGACTCTAAAGGCGAGGTGCTGCTTACTATTATGGCATCCCTAGCCCAGCAAGAAAGCCAATCCCTAAGCCAGAATGTGAAGCTGGGCCTGCAGTACCGCTACCAACGTGGCGAAGTACAAATCAACTGCAATCATTTTCTTGGGTATGCCAAGGATGAAAATAAACACATGGTCGTAGTTCCGGAGGAAGCAGAAATTGTAAAGCGCATTTACCGAGAGTATCTTGATGGTGCCAGTATGCTAAAAATCGCCCGCAACTTAACGGCGGACGGGTTAAAAAATGGTGCTGGCCACACCAAATGGCGGGACAGTAATATCAGACAGATTTTGCAGAATGAAAAATATATGGGTGATGCCCTCTTGCAGAAAACCTATACGGTGGATTTTCTTACCAAAAAGCGCGTCAAGAATACTGGTATCATGCCACAATATTATGTAAAAGATAACCATGAAGCCATCATTCCCCGCGACATATTCCTGCAGGTGCAGGAAGAAATGGTACGGCGAAGTTCTATTCACTTGAAAAACGGCAGAAAATTGACCTACAGCAGCAACCATTGTTTTTCCCAGCGGATACGCTGCGGTAAATGCGGCGAGATATTCCGTCGGATACACTGGAACAACCGAGGAAAAAAATCCATCGTCTGGCGCTGCGTCAATCGGGTAGACCATACAGGTAAATGCGATGCCCGCACTATATCTGAGCCTGCACTCGAGCAGGTCTGTCTAACAGCCATCAATCAGGTACTATGCGGGAAGAAGGATTTTCTTACCATGCTGCAGCAGAATATTGAAACCGTTCTCAGCCATAACAATGATGAAACACTGGCAGCTATCGATACCCGGCTGGAAAAACTGCAGACACAGCTTGTAAAACTGGCAAGTTCCAAGGCTGGCTACGACGATGTTGCCGAAGAAATCTACCACCTGCGTGAACAAAAACAGCAAGCACTGGCGAAAAGTGCCAATCAGGATGAAATCCGCAGCCGCATAGATGATATGACTGCCTTCCTAAAAACACAATCCACTGCCATTACCCAGTTTGATGAGCACCTCGTCCGACAGCTAATTAAGACCATTACGGTGTTTGAGGATAGCTGTACCGTAGCATTCAAATCAGGCGTGACAGTGGATGTGGAAGAATAAAAGCAGCACTTCATATAGATACGTAATCGTATTCAAGTATTGAAATTATAATACTTTCGCCTTAAATACATTGCCGCATGAACCAGCAGAATCATAACCGGTACTTCAATCAATGGACCAATGACAGCAGTAAAAGCCTCATCCGATGCAATGCCAAATACCGCAACAGTGACTGCAATAGCTAATTCAAAATTGTTACTGGCAGCTGTGAATGCTAATGTAACCGTTTGATCGTATTGAAATTTTGCCTTATAGGAAATATAAAAACTGGCAAAAAACATAATCGTAAAATAGATCAAAAGTGGAACCGCAATACGAACAACACTGATTGGATTATTAATGATTTCATTTCCTTTAGTCATAAACATAATAATAATGGTATATAATAATGCCATTAAAGCCAATGGTGAAATTTTAGGTATGAAGACCTGTTCATACCATTGTTTCGTTTTTGTCCGAATGAGTCCAAATCTTGTCAAAAAACCTGCAGCAAACGGAATTCCCAGATAGATTAACACACTTTCAGCCACATCTGTCATGGATACCGTAATATTCTGTCCTCCCCAAGATATTCCCAGCCATTCCGGAATAATCGTAACAAATAAATAGATATATGCAGCATATAACAGGATCTGGAAAATAGAATTTAGTGCTACCAGCGCTGCACAATATTCATTGTCCCCATCAGCCAGTGTATTCCAGATAATGACCATTGCAATGCATCGCGCCAATCCAATAACAATTAACCCGATAGCAAAACCAGGCATATCTCTTAAAAAGAATACCGCTAAAACAAACATTAAAATAGGACCCATAATCCAATTTTGAAAGAGTGAAAATGCAAATATTTTTTTGTTATTTACTACTTTTCCGATTTCTTCATATTTAACTTTGGCAAGAGGCGGATACATCATAATGATAAGGCCTATAGCAATCGGCCAGGATATCGTGCCTGTACTGAAACTGCTTAACGACTCGGCCAACTTGGGAAATACATATCCCCCAGTTACACCCAATGCCATAGCAATAAAAATCCACAATGTAAGAAATCGATCCAAAAATGATAACCCATGTTTTTGTATTACCAT